CAATGGTTTTATAAGTAGCAGTTGCAGTATGTGCACTAATATCTAGTTTTCCTCGAAACAGTTTAACAGTTTGTGTTGTTCCACGAACACTGCGAATAGTATAATCTACACCATCTTTTGCAAAGTCTAGTTCGATAGAGTAAGCTTTGTCTTGCACATAACGATTAAGAATATCTGACTTTTTAATACCTTTAGAATTCTTGTTAAATAAAACTTCTTCTAAGATTAATGCAATGCTGCTTTTGCCATGACCGTTTTTGCCTACTAATTGTGTTAGTGGCGAACTGTTAAAAGTAATAGAGTTATCTGCGCCATAACTAAAAGCATTAGACCAGCGCATCTGTTTTAATTCAATCATAGCTTTTGCAAATACTCTTGTAGTTCTTTTAGTCCGCCTAAGTGTGTGCCATTTACAAAAATTTGCGGCACTGTACGAGCATTAGGTATTTTTTGAAAAAACTGTTGTTTGGCTTCAGGCGAGCTATCTACTAGTACTTCTGTTACAGTGTAACCACGATTCTTTAGCAGTGCTTTACTCATTGTACACGCAGGACAGTTCTTTTGCGAGTAAATTTCAAATGTATAGTTTTGATTCATAGTTATTAAACTCTTGTATTACCGTGTCAATAGTTTCTGGTGGCAATTGAAGAATATAAGTTAAGTATTCACGAACTTCTTCTGCAAGCCCCATTTCACTGTCTAGTATCAGTGCAGTTTCTGTACTGCGTTTTACAACTTTTTTGTCGATTAAGTCAGTATCTTGCAGAGTTGATAGTTCTGCCAAGTCACCTTCCACCTCGTAAATTGTATGATGATAGTCAGTTTGTGGGGTTGCATCACCAACTTTTACAGATTTGCGAACCAGTTGCGGTAATTTGAGCTCAACCCACTCATGATCCAGTGTGTTAGTATCAAAGATAATAATGCCGGTAGAAACAACAGACCTGTGAAAACTAGTAGTGGCAGGACTACCAGGATAAAGAATATTAGCTTGACAATTTTCATAACTATGCAAGTCTCCTGCTAAAACTACCTGCCACTGCTGAAAACGTTCAACAGGTACTTCAGCTTTAACGTGTGGAGGTATATCGCCGCGAACATGTGTTAGTAACACAGGTGCACTAAACTGTGCAAAATCAGCGGTTTTTAGGTGATTGTAAGGCAGCACATCTACACGACCACTACAAATTGTTGTGGGTTCGTCTAAGATTTGTACTAGTGGGTTTAATCGGTTAGTAACTGTTTTTAAGTTTGACAAAAATGTTGTGTCTTTTTTCAACATTTCATGGTTGCCACTGTAAATGTACGTGGGTATTTGGCAACTACTAACAAACTCAAAGTAAACTTCTAGCTCTTGCATATTTGGCAGTTTGTCAAATATATCTCCACCAACTACCAATAAGTCACAACGAGCTTGTAGTTTTTCAATTTCTTGCCATAACAGTTTGTAACGGTTTAGTGCCCATTCTGCGGGAACATTCTTTTGTCCCAGTTTAATATGAACATCGGCTGTAAATAGTAATTTCATTTTTTGCAGGCAAGAAAGCCGCCTAGATTGTGGCACCTAGGCGGCTTTTGGTTATCCAAGCTCTTTAACAGCTTCGCGATCAGTACTAGTATCAGTTTCTTCCGTATCAGACTCTGTGGTGATCTTTTCCAAGAGTGCTAAGACTTCATCGGCTGAGGGTCGAGGAAACTTTTCGTCAATATTTTTTGCAGCGTCAGCAAGACTACGCTCATCATCACTAAGCGCACGGGCTTTGCAACGAAGAACTTGCAATTGATACTCTACGTTGAAAGGCAGAGGACCAGTCTTTACTCGCTTAAACACCACATCCCAACCAGAATCATAATCTGTAGGATCGCCCAAATCTTCTGCTGCAGTAACAATTTGCTCAAACAGCTTCTTTTTAAGATTAAGTGCTACTACTTTACCTTGTTTAACATCAATACAATTAACAGCATAGCTCCAATTGCATTTCAGATCAGGAAAATACTTGGGAACATGATCGGTTTCCAAGTTATCAAACTTTTCTTTTTCACGACTAAAAGCCAAACACTCAACAGGAATATCTTTGTTGTTAGTGCCCTTAAGCCAGTAAATATACCGTGGAAGAACACCGCCAATCAGTCGTACTACATTTTCGCCGTCTTTATATTCGTAAGACTCTACTTTGTTAGATTGTGCCTTGCCTTTGGTTTGTTTAAATGAGAGTGCCATTTACTTTTTTATCCTCGTACTTGAAGTGTAAGCGGTTATTTTTAATTGTTAATAAATTATTGTGCTTTATGTTTTGTATATTTATATCAGGCAAGAAACTTAAATCTAGATCTACTTTGCCGTATAATTTATACATAGCGTATGATCTTCTAGCAGCTAGTTTTATGTATTGTACTATATACAGTACGTCTGTTAATTTGTCGCTAAATAGATCATTGGGATTTACTAAAAAACTGTTACCATGTATACTTTGTTTTAGTGGCTTGTACTTTTGGCTTGCATTTTTAGGTATATAAACTTTATTGTGCCAATATTCAAGCGCTTTTACAAAATAGACAGGATCATTTTTTGTTAGTTTTTCTAAATTTTCTAAGTTAAATAGTAGAGTCATTTATCAAACTACAGCATATATTATATCAAAAATATATAGTCAGCGCAAGCCAAAAATTTAAGTGGTAAGTATCTTCCATCCTTTACGCAAGTAAAGACTAAGCCGATCATTATTCTGTTTCTTATCTGCCCAGCCTGCAAACTGTATGTCTAATACTTCTGGAGGCGTTTTCTTATCCGGATGCTGACGTTGAATACGACCAATAATTTGTTCTAATAGTGAATCGTTGCTAATAGGTACAGCTAATATTACACTACTTAAAACATTTATTGATAGTCCTTCTGAGAAGATTTGTCTGCTACCAGCAATACACATTTTGGTTTTTGCCAGTACTGCTTCCTTGGCTTTAACTCTTTCTTCAAAGCTGGTTTCGCCAGTAACCAACACACAGGTTTCTCCGATCTGTTCTGCAATTTGTTTTAAGAACTCCACTCTGTCAGCTATTACAAGCACACTGTGCCCGCGACTTATTTGATATGTTGCTAAAGTAGCAATAAAATTAATATAGTTTTTACTTTCTACTAAGTCATTTATCTTTTCAACCCAAGTAGCATTGGGTTTAAGAGTTATGTTACTTTTTAAAATCTTAATGACAGGCTCTAGTGTATCACTTTGTGGTGGTTTAAACACTGTAAAACCAAAATAATCCGCAAAAAGTTTGTGCTTTTCATCTTTGCGAATCATTGTACCACTAAGTGCAATACGGTATCTAGCGTAAGAACTGTCTATAAAGTCGGTAAAAGTACTAGCAGGGCAGTGATGTGCTTCATCTAGTATAATTGTTCCAAACTGTTTACTTAGTTCAGTTTTATACTTTAGTAAGCTTTGAATGTTACCAACTACTATAAAGTGATCTTCAACATCATATTTGCCGCTACCAATAATTCCTGGCATAATGCCAAATAACAACTTAACTTCTTCTACCCATTGATCTCTAAGTGCTAGAGTATGTGTTACTACAAGTGTTTTTTGTTGTAGTTTATGAGCTATGTGCAATGCTGTAAAAGTCTTGCCCCAGCCTACTAGTGCATTAATAAAGCAAGTATCTTTTACTTCATCATATACCTGCTGTTGAGCTTCTCGAAGTGTATACTTAGGACTAGGCCAAGGAACTGTTTCTTGAGTTCGCTTATCTACTATCTCATAGTCGCTGGGTATTAGGTCTTGACGACCTTGTGGCAAGCTAAGAATGTCTTTTGGTAAACTTTTATAGTTTTTGACAGTTTCTGTATTTATTGTAGGTGCTTTGCCTCCACCAATTTTCTTAACAAAACGATAAGTTAGTTTTTTAACTATTTCTTCTTTTTGTTCTTTAGTTGGTGGATCTAAATATATACGATTACTAATAATTGCTTTTGGCACTATATACTTCTCCAAGTTTCTTTGTGCTTGGTATAGTAAAGTCCATACAATATATTCATACCTTTATACTCTAGTATACCTGCCCATTTTTGTCCTGGATTAGCTTTATACAATGTTTTAAATCTTTCAGCAAACCCATGTACCTCGATAATACTACCAAATCCTGTTATTGGCAATACAGTTTTTATTTCATAAAACCTTAGTTTAGCTCGTGCTGTTTTTCTGTAAACAAAAAACCTGCCATTATTATCAATAAAATATTGATTGGGTTTAGCTAGCTTTATTAAATCAGCAAGAAAGTAGATTATGTAATTTATGCTATAAAGTTGTGCATTATCACGAACTAGTTGTAATCTACGCATACTTAAGCTAGGCTTATCTATGCGTAGATCATCAACAATTAATTGACTACTAGTTATTTCATTAGTTTCTGCGTTATAGTACTGCTTTTCGTAGTAAACAATCCCGTTTTGCTTAACGGGTGGTTGTTTACCAAGCTTATACACGGGAAAGTTGATCTCCTGAAAGCTGATAGTATTCTGTAAATTTTCCAAAGCTGTAATCGTCTCCTACATCCTGATCTACACCAATAGGAGTTCCAGCAATACTACAACCCCAGTCATGCTGTGTATTTTGTTTTAATACTGCACAATACGACTCAACATCTTCCGCTTTAACAATTGCTACAATAGAGTCATGCACAAGCATAAAGATTTTAGCATCTAGTCCAAGTGCATTAACATCTCGTTGTGTGTTAATAGCGGCTAACAAGTTAATGTCACTAGCTAAACTTTGAATTTCGCTATTAATCCCGCTGCGTACTTCGTGTGCTGCAATACCTTTATCATCACTAAAAACGTTTGGCAGTCTGCGTTTACGACCAAAAAATGAATATGTAAATCCATTTTCCATAATAAACTCTTTGCGACCGTCTAGCCAACGCTTAAGTTTTGAGAAACGCTTAAAGTACTGTTTAATATCTTGTTCTGCTTGTTCAACAGGATAATGTTCGCCAGTTGCCTTAGTAACTGTTTCAGACACCTTTTTAGCACCCGATCCATACAAAATACCAAAACTAATAGCTTTAGCACTTTGACGCATAGAGCCGTAAAGCTTTTTAACATCTTCTACAGCACACGGTAAGCTGAAAACCATTTTAGCAATCGAACTGTGAAAGTCGCCGCCACTAGAAAAAACACTTTGCAAGTTGTGATCACCACTTAACACAGCTGCATAATACATTTCAGCTGTTGCCAAGTCTTGTGATACAATCTTGTAACCACTAGGAGCACTAATACAGCCTTTAATAATAGGGTCGTCTCGTGGAATTTGCTGAGCATTAAACTTACCACTACTACTTAACCGACCACTAGTAGTAAACGTAAGATTAAAGTTAGTACGAATTCTACCATCGCGATCTACTTCAGGCAAGATTTTTTGAACATAAGTGTTCTGAATCTTTGTAAGTTGCCGAACCTTTAAAATTGCTTTTGGCAATTCATGTTCTTCTGACAGTTGCTCTAACACTTCCGCATCGGTTGAAATAGCACCAGTTGCAGTTTTCTTGCCAGTTGGTTTTAAGCCACAGTAGTCAAACAGCACACTACGAAGATGCATAACACTGTTTGGGTTAAAAATCTTTTGTTCGTGTTGCTCAAACTGCTTTACTTGAGGGTAAGTATAAATGTGTTCACGAGCACTAACAATCTCACTATCCAGGTACTTATCTGCTGCACGCAGTCTTTGCTCACTAATTGGAATACCAACTTCTTCCATGCGCATCAAGAAAATAATACCAGGAATTAAGATTTTTTCATATACGGATACAAGCTTCTGGTTCTTTTGTACTAGCGGCCAAAACTTGTGAAAAAGTTCAAAAGTAACGGCCGTATCAATTGCAGCATACTCACTAATAATATTAAAAGGAATTAAGTCGTAAGTAAACTGTTCTTGCAATAATCCGTGATAACGACAGAACTCAGTTTTAAACTCATCCAGTTTAGCGTCATAATCGCCATAATTGGTGTACTTTAGTGCTAGTTCTTTTAGGCCGTGACCCGCAGTTTCGTCAAGCACGTAATGCAACACCATGGTGTCATGTACACGAAGTGGATCAAACCGAATACCAAAATGATATTCAATCATTTTCCAGTCAAAC